CCCTGCTTAGCTCTTGCAGATAGGTACATAGTGCCGCCGCCTTGCTCAGCAGCAGCATTGGCCGTTGTCGGTGTGAAAACAATCACACTATCAGGCCCAGCACGGTAGTCAGTAACAGCCGTAGAAGCTGCGCTTGCAGTTAGCGTTACTGTTCCCGTGGAGTTAAACTTACCATCAATCAGCAGGTTTACAGCTTGCGCCGTTTGCCTTGGATCAGCACCCGCTGCTGGTAGCTTAACATAGTTAAAGTCGGTCATCTTTTGCCCATGCCAACAGCATCAACATCAATGCCCAAAGCGTAACGCCAAGTGCCAGACACGTTGACGCGCACCCGGTGATACCTGCCACTGCTACGCGCTGGGCAGTTGTTGTCATCGTTAAGCGAAACCGCTGTGCTAAAGCTTGGGCTGTCGATTTGCCTTGAGCGCGACCCGACCTGAACCGTCATGGTGGGCGTTGTGCTGCGAGAGGTTACATATGGCGTAACGCCCCGGATCAGCGATTGCCGCATAGTTGCAGGCTCAAACTCAGTCGTTTCAAGCACAGCATCAAGCGGCGCACCCGTAACCGTGTGTATCTTCTTATCCTTGCCAGCGCTGAGCTGGAAAAACCCACCAGCGTAAAACCTGCTGTCCAGCGATGTGGTCAAGCCATCGAGACTAGCGTTTAGCGCATCTAAGCTTTCAACGGTAAAGCTGGGCGTTAAAGATGATGCAATAAGCTCATGGTCAAGCTTTACAATCGACCAGCGCTGCACTGCGTAGTTATACACCAGTATTTTATCAGGATCACCAACGCCGCTGACAGAAGGATAGCCCCACATAACCACCTGGTTTTCCGGGTCAATCGCGCAGCTTATTCTATCGCTATTGGCAAAGTCCAAGTCATCAAAGAAAAACTGGTCAACCTTCTCAGCGCCAATCGGTATGCTTCGCTGACCGTCAAACATAAAGAAACCATCGTCAGCAAGATAAAACACCTGTGTCGGGCCAAGTGAGGCAACACTATTGGGGTAGTTACACCCGTGGCCAGTCTCCACTTTTTCAAAGGTAAAGATTAGAGGAGAACCAACATATTGCATTCTGGCAATGGCTTTTTCCATCAGCACAACGCCAAACTCACCGCCAACCAAGCCCGTGATATGCCCAGCATCAGGTATGTCTTGGAAGTCAGCTTGATTGCTGCCGATAGTCCAGCTTGTAGCGTCGTTAATAGCAGACCAGCGCACCCGACTGCGATGCGTTGCTGAACTATAGGTAACATTTGCTGTCACAACAAAATCACGAATAACGGCTAAATGCCTTGCAGCAGGCGCACCGCTTATGGCCGAAAAGGCGCTGTCAGTGCCAATGGTAAAACCCTGCAAAACATCGCTGTCAGAACCAGCAGCAATAACTTCATCGCCAAACCTGACAAAATCCCAATACATATCACTGGTCATGGTGTAACCAGTGTTGGTACTGGCTAGACTAAAGTCAGAGTTGTCGAGCTTGTAAAGCTTACCCTGATCACCAGCAAAAGTAGTCACTGTGCCATCTGTTGCCTTCGTGGCGTATATACCGCGCAGCCTGTTTGTGGCAGCAGCAGAAACCTCTGTTAAGCTGGCAAACGGGCGATAGCCACGCGCAGCAGGTATAACATTGGTTGCAATCGTAGCGCCGGGGTTTTGAAAATCCGACTGATCAGGTAGCCATTCGCCAAAAGGTATCATTGATTAAGCCAATTCTCTGAGCCAGCGCTTTGCTGGACAAATGCAATATTAGATGCGGCCAAGTCTGACCAAGTTTCACTGCCAGCCGACACATCTGACCAAGCCTCGCCGCCTACAGAAATGTCAGACCAAGCCTCACCACCAGCAGCAATATCGCCCCACGCCTCGCCTAGCTTTTCAGCAATCAAGCTTGTCGTGATAGCAATGCTTTCAGCGCCCGCCATCCCAATGGTAAACTCAGCACTAGCCTCAGCCGTAAGAGCAATGCTTTCAGCAGCGCTGGTGCTAAGCACAGCCTTTTGCTCAGCCACAGTGGTCAGCGCCAAGTCTACAGCAGCGCTTGCAAGCTGTACTCTTTCAGCAGCGCCCGTGGCTGTAATCGCAACGCTGGCAGAACCAGCCATAGACACAGTAAAGCGAGCCGTTGCAGCAACAGATGCAGCGCCCGTAACACTAGCCGAAACGCCATGCACCAAGGTTGCGCTACTGCTTTGCGTAACGGCCAAACTAGCCGTGGCGCTAATGGTTCTAACTTTTGTTGCAACAGAAGTTGCCGAAGCACTAACAGAAGCCGTGCCTGTTGTTTCAAACAGGTTTAGATTGTCTAGCTGCTCAAGCGTACCAAAGGCATCAAGCGCATCCATAGACCCCCAAGCATCGAGCTGCTCAAGGGTAGGGCCAAGTATCTCAGCCATGTTATGCTGCCGTTATATCTAGGTCTCCCGCCGCCACCCGCAGAATATCGCCAGTAGCAATGGTCTTTGACGCAGAGAAAGCGCCGTGGATTAGCAAGTTGCCAGAAGATGACGCATCGTAAACGCCAAAATGGCTAATGGTTCCCCAGCTACCAGTTGCAGCCGCAAACTCTACAGCAGCGCTGTTATCGGTTGTGCCGCCAGAAGCAGCATCAAAGTTTATCGCCACGCGAGAATAGTTATTGCCGCTAAGCTCTGTGCCTGAGGCATCATCGCCCAAGCTTCCCGTGCTAAGCCCAAGATAGGCCTGCGATGGGAATGTATAAGCCGAAGTGCCTAACACATGATCAAGCACCTTGTTTTCTAAATAGTCGGACATTGCTGACATAGGTTAAGCTCCTGAGTAATCCGATTTCATTGCCAAAGGCCCACCGTAAAATGCTTTCTCGCTGTCCTTCTTTATTTCTTCCATCGCCCTTGTGAACAAAGCGTCATACTGATTGGCCCTAGCCTCATCCATCAGGAACATATGAGCAGCAAAAAGTGACCCATAAAGGTAAGTATCAGGGTGGCGGGTAAGCACAGTATTGGTGGTGTTGCTGTCAGATAAAGCCGAAACATCTTCCGAATAGATTATCTCAACAGTCATAACACTGTCTGGCACCGGGCGAAGCGCAAGCTCAGCGCCAACAACCGTGTAAATCTTGGGCCGACCACCGCCAGATGTAGCGTAGGTTTCGTAGTAATCCTTTGGAGATGCGTATTCCAGCACATCAATCGGATCAGTGTTTAGCTTTACCAAACGAATTTTACGCAAGTCTGTCGGCAGGCTGATAAACTCATCACTAGCAGAGGTAGACGCCTGCGCCCGCTTTTCCTGTGAACGCGTTTCAAGCTCACGGCTCATACGAGACTCAGCAAGCGTGATAAAGTCAGGGATTTGCGAGGTTAGGTCAGAACGCGCCAAAAAGTTGGCTATCGCTGTCTGTAGCTCTGCATAGGTTGAGATTGCCATTACACTGTGCCGCCAGTTGTTCTAAAGAAACGATTTTCGCGGTCATTCAGCCATCTGCGCCACTCAGTTGGGTTTTCCTTCGGCTGACCGAATTTCTTCACCAAGGAGTAATACAGAGGCGCAGGTATATCCGCGACCTTTTGCTTATGCTTTTGGGTGTTGCCAATCAGTGAGCCATAGCGCCAACTGTTAGCCTCTTCCTTAGCGGTGTTAAGAATGGGCGTAACGTCCATTTCAGTGCTGACATAGTTGCCATCAGTTTCGCCGTGGAAGTAAGTTTTCTTTCCCGTAAGAGGGTCGGAGTTTATTAGTTTTTTCATACTCGCCTCAAAGAAAAAGGGGCCGCCGAAGCAGCCCCTTGCAGGTTTAGTTAATGTTGTTTTGGCTTATGAGCCGTTCAGACCAATCACAGCCGCGTGAGCCTTTGGAGCCTTCACGATCAATGTCCACTCAGACACGATTGCGAACTTGGTTGCGTCACCAGTAGATGCAACGTCAGAAACGCTAAACATACGACCGGGCAGTGAGCCAAGACATACATAATCGGTGTCGATCAAATACATTTCTGAGTTTGGACACTGACGATCAACAGTCACGCTCAACTCGCCAAAGTCTGACAAGTAAAGTGAAACTGAGCCAATGATTGACGCCTCCTTAGGCGCTGTCATTGTGATCTGGTTGGTTGCCACTGAGCCAGAAGACAGACCTGAGAAGTTCTGCTTGTTGGTTGGTGACATGAGCAACATGTTTGGCGAGCCGCCATCTGTATATGCAGCAAGCATAGCAGCGTCGATTTTCGCCAAGGTTAATGCAGCAGCCGTACCAGTAAGGTCAGCAGCGTCAGAACCGTCACCAGTTGCAGCAGCCATGTCAGATGGCTTATCAACATTGGTAATCCAAGTGATAAGCTTCGCAGCTTTACGAGGATCAGACGCAGAGCGAGCTTCGTTCTTAAACAAAGACTTCTCAATGTCACGGCGTTGCTCAAGGCCTTTAAGTACCTTAACATCGTTGTGTTCAATTAGGAGCGCTACTTCCTAATCCGTTCTTTCGAACCGCTACATATTTCTATGCAGACCAGACTATATCATAACCATTACGGTTCTGGGCGCTTCCACTCGCTTGAGTGTACTCCTTGCGGATAGTCGTTGAACGTTCCTCGTTAGAGGCTTCGCTGCTGATTACCTTATCCCGAAGGACTTAGGCTTCCCAGCAATTCACCCAGTTTATACTACGCTAGTGTATGGTTAACGCAGTTTCCTTGTCGCGCCCGGCTTTGTCCACCACATCAAGAGTGTTGGAAACAGAAGCAGCCTGCACACTAATCTGGTGGTAGTTACCAAGGCGTGTGGTTGGGCTTGGGTTTGCATAAGAATAATCAGCGCCTTCGTTGACATAGTTTGTGTCAACAGCAGCAGCCAATTCTTGCACTTGCCACTCGTGGAAAATACCCTTGGTAGTTTCCTTTTGCGAGTTGCTCACAAGGGGGGTTTCGTCGGGATCGCAATTCCCTCTCACCTTTCGATGAGGATTGGACTATATCATCACTACAAGGCAATGTGTACTTGCAGCGCTGGGCGCTCTAGCCTGTTATTAAGGGGGCTTACCCCTCAGGTAGTCTCTGAACCTTCTATCGCTGTGTGGATAGCTTGGATGCTGATTGCCATATCATCTCTGACTTAGGGTTCCAGCAGTTCACCCAGTTTAGACCGCACCGATCTTAGTTAATGCGGTAAATCACATCGCTCAGGTCTTCTCTCTCGCCAATGGCGGTTGAGCTAGTGTAAGTAGCCATAATGGCCTCCTAAAAAGTTAGCGGGTTAAGAGGTATTGAACAGCAGCATCCTTGCTGCCGGACTTCCTCAGGTTGTCAAAAGCTTTGCGCTTTCGCTCTGTTGCAGAGTCGCCCTTGGTTTTAGGTTGCCCACTTTTCACCATCTTAGGTGCCGTCTTTACCTTCTTTGCAGCGATAGGCCTTTGTGACTGCAAGTTGTCGTAAAGATAGGCTTTGCGCATAAGATCAACATAACGGCTATCAACAGCGTTGTTCAGCTCTTCGGTTGTCCAACCTTTTGTCTGAGCATAGCTGGCAATAGCTGCCTTTTCACGAGCCTCGACTTCTGAATCCTTCCACTCAGGGATTAGCTCCAAAAGCTTTTTTTGCTCTTCTGCCAGTTTTATCTGGCGCATACGCAACTGCTCGGCCTGCACAGCTTGCTGCCTGGCTTGAGCGTCACGCTCTTGATCTCGCTGCCTAACATATTCCAGCGGGTCGCTCTCATACAGCCCATCCCAATATGCCTGATCTTTAGGCTGGGTGCTTTGCTGTAATTGTTGAGCCATTAAGTTAAGGGCTTGCTCGTACTGCTGACGAGCCTGCTCAGTAGACGCTTTCTCAGCCTCAACAGCTTTACGCTGCTCAGCCGCATCTTGTAGTCTTTTCTGAGCCGTTTTTTCTAGCTGATAGCTCTTGATAAGTTCATCAATCGTAGCCTCACCTTCTTGGCCATCAACCTTGACAGAATAGGTGTCGATAGTCTCGACCTCTTCACTGTCTTCCTCAACCTCTTCGACTTCCATTTCGGCTTGGCTGTCATCAGCGGCCTCAACTTCTATCTCTTCGGTTTCGGGTGCCTCTACTTCATTCGCTTCGGCGGTTTGCTCTTGAACCTCGTCGCTTACCTCGGGAGGGGCTTGGGTGTTCAAAAGTAAGTTTACAGCATCATGCTGCGAAAGGCTGGATTCCTGTGGAGTACCAGACATATTAAATTCTCCAAATTGTTAAGGACTATTTTCGCAGCGCATCCATTTGCTGACTGGCCATCTTGCCCGTCTGCACAACACTCTCAAAGTGTAACTGGAAAGCTTCCAATGCTTTCAGCAAATGGAAACACTGCTCACGAAAAGCGGTGTCACTCGGGTCACTTCCTGACCAACCTTCGACATACGTTTTTCGTAATTCCTCAAAAGCCTCTATCACCAAAGGCTCACGCAATATCGCCGCAGCTCTCGCTCCGCGATGTTGCTCGTCTATAAGATCACTCATGCTCTTGGCAGGTTGTCCGAAACATTACCGCCAAACGCCAACTTCTGCTGGCGAAGCTGTAATTCAGCCTCAAGCTCAAATCTGCGCAACTCAAGCTCAGCCTGCATCTTCTCACGCTCAAGCGCCAGTTCAGCCTGCATCTTCTCACGCTTCAACGCTATCTCAGCCTCAAGCTTAGCCTGCTCTATACCTGCTGAATTATCCTGAGCCTGCTGCTGAGCGCCCTGCGCAATCTGAGCATCAATCTGATCACCAGAAGCAAAAAACTGATCGGTGTCCTTGAAGCCTGCCATTTCAGCAATGCGTTTGAGCGTATTCACATACTGGCTAGGCTTAACCACCGGGTTTTGCGGGCCAAGCTGTGAAATGATCTGCTCTTGCTTACCTGCAATCTGCGCAAGCATAGCCATCTTTTCATCTTCGCGGCCATTACCAAGGCCAACCTCAATGCTTAAATCAAAGCCATTCGCCCAAGCACGAGGATCAATGCTAACAAACTCACCACGAATACGCACAACACGCTCGCTATCCTGATGCTTTTGCAGCAAATGCAAAACACCTTTTGCCAAATCACGGCATCCCGTTTCAGCAAAAACCCTAGCAATCATTTCAATTTTAAGCTGCGCACCTTGGATAGTCGCATTGACAGCACTTGCAGTCGTGCTTTGTAGCGTACTCGGATCGAGGCCCATCGAAGCTTTAGAAAAACCCGTGCGCTGATCACGAATCTGATCCACATACTCCAGCATTGCAAACGCAGAGTTCCCGATTTGCGGGACAGCAAGAGGTTGCACCATTCCCGGCGCACGCATTCTAACAATGCCACCCGGACGCGACGAAAGTAAGTCATCAAGATTAACCTGCCCCTCAACTGCGCCAACCCTGCTGTTATTCGTCAGGTAAAGATTGTCTAACATCTGGCGCATAATGCTCGACTTAATAACCTGCAAATCCATCACCATTTCGGCAACGCTTCGCCCAACCATTCGGTGCGGCATTAAGATGGGCGACAGCAAAGCAAATGGCACATGGTCAAACGGCTCGTTCTCAAGCACCTCAACGCCATCACCCAAAGCCACCACACGGCGCAACTCAGGTATATTATCCCCATCATAATCCGCACGAATGTAAGCCTCAGTGACCAACACCTCGCGCATCGTGGGGTCTGCACTCTCAAAGTCATCGCCAGATTCAAGCTCTTCAAACCGCGCCTGACGCTCGGCTTCATCGTCTAAATCATCATAGCCCGCATATCGCAGCACAATGTCAGGGTCATAACCCTGCTCAATTAAATCGCCAGCGCGAACTTGCGTCCTGTGAGCTATAAACGAACAATCTTCGAGAGCAGTTGCGCGGCGAGAGAAGATCAATTCTTCTGGCGGTACGTTGTCAATCTTAACAGAGCCAGACTTTTTGGTGCGCTTTACCTCTACAGAAAAGCTGCGCTCCATAGGCATCTCGTTGCCCTCAGGGTCAACCATGCCCATCTCAGTGACTTCTTGCGAAACAATCTCTATCGCAGGGTCAGACACCAGCAAAGTAAGCTCATCTTCGGTAAGGCTTTCGTAGCTCTCGTTAACAGTAGTGTCAGTCTCAGCCCAATGAAACTTCACACAGCCCTGCTTAAACAGCAAAGCATCCTTGAACCAGTTATGTATGACCCGAAAGCCGGGGTTGTCATGGTTAATCGCAAAGTTCACCAAGTCAGTCGCCTGCTCAGCAGCCTGCACATCCTCAGGGCCACGCGGTAAAAAACGCGCAAACTCAGGCGAAGACGCAAACATCTTCATCAAGCTTGGCATGATGTACTCAATCGTATCGCTGACCTCAGTGGCCACCACCTGGCTTCGGTTTTCAACCTCATTGCCAAACGGATCACCAAGATAATAGCTTAATATATCGCTGCGCTCTTGGCTGAACTCTGAGTCATAATAATTGACAGCGCTCTGTATCTCATGCTGCAAAACACTGCGAAAGCGCATGTCATCCATATTAGCCATCTACTTACCTTTAGACTTCTTCTTGGGCTTCTTTTTGCCCTTGTGATAACCCGGCATTACGTTCTCCTTGATTTAGACTTCCAGCTAACGCGAGCTGGGCCTGTCTTCTTCTTGGCAGTCTTCTTCGCTGATGCTGACTTTGCTTTGCTCGCAGGGCGGCAAGCGGGATATGGGCGCGTCTTCTTGCCCTTGCCACTACGACCGCACTTCTTGCCCGTCTTTACATCCCGCCAATCCTCGGCAAACCACTTGGTCAATCCACCAGAATAAGACATTACGCATACTTCCCGCCGCGCTTCTTATACTCACGCACCAGCCAGGCATTCGCATACGCCGAAGGGTAAACCTTAAATTTCTTCTTAGCCTCGCTCTTAACGCGAGAATAAAGCTTGGGGTCTTTCGGCTTAGGCTCAGTCTTGCGCTTAGCCATCAGAGCTATACTTCCCAGTAGCCGTGCCAGCTTTCTTGCGCTTGTAAGACTTCTTAGGCTTGGCTTTCGCCTTTACCTCAGGCTCAACCTCAGGTTTTTTGCCGGGGTTTGGATTAGTGTATCGCTTCACATACATCATAGCTTAACAATCCCACGCTTTGCGCGACCAGTAATTAGCCGACAGTTTGCTTGATTTGCCCTTAATTCCACCAGAGCGAGCGCAATAGCTCTTCTTTCTGGCAGGGTTGTTCTTCTTGATGGGCATATTAGGATCACCAAAGTTGATCTTCTTGACCTCGTTGCCCTCAACAGCCAAAACCTCAAACTTCTTAGGGCCACCACGGCGAGGCGTGTTGATCCTGCTGAAGCCATGCCGCTTCTTAGCAGCAGCTATCTTTTCAGCCCTACTCATAGCCATTAGGTTGGCTCTCCCCACTCAACGCATTTCATGTCAGCAATATGAGCATTCGGAAAACGCTGGGCGATGTAAGCAACGCCGTATTGCCGCAGGTCAAACTCGCAAGTCTCCCGGCTCGGCATAATAGGCCCACCCACAGCGTGACAGGCCTGCGAAGCGCATACCAAGATCACTGCTGTCCACATCACACTATCCAGCTATTATTCCCATAGTCTAACTCACCGCTATACCCGTAAGACGAAACCGAACCAGCAGCACGAACCGCCTGTGTGCCAAAAGTCAGCACAAAAGCATCAGCCAAGTCTGGCGAGCGCAAACCACGCTTTTTCATCTCGTCCTTACCCTCAGCCTTAAACTTGCCAGACGACAAAATCTTAAACCTCAGGCTACACAATTCCTGCAAAAGCTCCTCATGGTCAGGCATCTGGCAATCCCTAGCCTCAAACCACTCACGACACTTAAACCAAAGCTCGTCACGCAAGCGCTGATAACGATTGCCCAAAGCAGGGCTTTCAGCAACATTCACACCACGAGCAGGCATCCCAAGCTCACGCAAACGATCAACAACACCAGCACCAACACCAATGCTGTCAACGCAAATCTCGCTGGGCCTGTCCATAAACGGCGTAGTTTCCCACTCAGCAAGAATTAAACCAACAGTCTCCATCAGGTCTTTGCCCTGCCAAGCCTTGATAGGCTCAGTCAACACATTGCCCTGACGCTTGGCCAAAGCCGTGCGATCCCCGCCAAACCTAGCTGGGTCTAAGCCCCAAATCGGAGCCACAGTCATAGCCTCAACATCACGCCCAACCGCAGACTCAACCAAATGGCGCGGTATCAGGCTGTCCTCAGAAGTCTCAGCAAACTCACCGCGTACCCGGACAGCAAATATCGCACTGTCCTCGCCATACTGATGGGCCATGTCCTCGATAAAGTCTTCGCTTACATATTCAGCATCTGCACAACTAACAGTCATCTTATGCCAGCGATGGGCATTCTTATGAAACGCATCATAGAAATACCCAGAGTTTCGCGTAGGATTGCCCACCATCAGGATTTTACTCCCAGCAGTAGATAATGCACCCTGCGCAACCTCAAAAATCACATCATCAACACCAGAGCATTCATCAATGACAAACAAAAGCCTCTCATGGTGAAAACCCTGCAATGCCTCAGGGTTCTCCTTGCGGCTCACCCGCGCATGACAGGAGCTATCCACACCCTTAACACTGATCTTATCAGAGGTGATCTCAAGCTGGCCCTGCAAGCCTTTCGGCATCTGACGCGCCCACTTTTGTATTTCAGCCCATAACACTTGGCTTAACTGATTGGCGCTGTTCGCCGTGCAAACAATACGACAAGGACGGGTAATCAAGTACCAAAGTATAACCCAACTCAACAAGGCAGACTTGCCTACACCGTGGCCCGACTTGCAGGCTACACGAGGGCCGTCACGCACGGCCTCAAGCGCCTCACGCTGCCACGCCTGAGGCTCGGCACCAAGTACAGACTGCACGAAAAGCACAGGGTCATGGTGAAGGGCCAGCAAAAGATCAGCAGTAGATGGCGCTGGGGGGGATTTGGGGCGAGGCATCAGGTGTACTCGGCAGAAAAAAAAGGCCCCACGAGGGGGCCAGTTGTGAGGGTGACACAGGGAGGGCGTGTCGGGAGGAGAGTGACCAAACCAGACGGAGAAAGCCATTGTAATACGAATATAATATTCACGGTGACTGTGGTCAAACGAAATCTGCACGAGGGGGGCGGCAGGGGGAAACGAGGGGGACGTTAAGGGGCGGCAGAAGGAAGGCGGGGGGGTGGGGGATGGTGTGGTGTGTATACATATATATACACGCCCCCGCTCGCTCGACCCGGTGGGGGGTCAATCAGCCTCGCCTGATAGTCGCAGCTCGATTCTGCTCGGCCTGCCTTTCTTGCCGCGCTTCTGCCTGGCAGGCTTATACTTAGGCGGCACAATCTCAGGCTTTGGTTTTGGCGCTGGTGCTGGCTCAGGCTCAGGTTCAGGCTCTGGCTCTGGCGCTAATACTTTGATTTTTTGCACATGGTTTCGCATTTGTGCAACTAGCGGATCAACTTCCTCAACAATTTCAGCGTCTTGCACCTCAATAGCAGTATCTTCATTAGATATTGCCCCCTCTTTAAGCTGTATCAAGCTATTCTGTTCTGCAATCCGCTTAGCAACCTCACCCAATGCCAGCGCAAACTCTGAGCCACCGCCAACGTTTACCTCTTGCGGCAAGAATCGGGAAAGCTTGCTAAGCGTTCCTGCGGCGTCCTGCTCGATTTGATCAGCAAGAATAGAGTGAATGGGCTTGCCTTTGCTTTCGAGCTTGTCAAACGCCCGGTAAAGCTCTTGGCGTAGCTTTGCAACAACCTGCTGGCCCGCCCCTTTGCCGTAGTTCCTATTGGTCACAATTATAAGCCCATGTATTATGTTAAATTTTTTATTAGCAATATTTTCTAAAGAAAGTGAATAAAATATTATTTTATTCTTGATTGGATAAAATACCTATGTTATGCGTATTCGTATGGAAAGTTATAAATAGGAGAATAAGACAATGCAAACCGAATTTGACCAGAGCTACTACTATAGCGCCAAAGGCGAAATGATTTCAAAAGCACGCGCTCACACTGAAATCGTGCGCAATCATAATCTGACAGATCAAGATTTTGAAATGTTCCTGCGCGACGAGGGCGACCGCAAAACTTATGACGCACAGTCAGTTTTAAATTGGCTTGGATATTGACCCATCGTTTAGCAGCGCCAACCCGGCGCTGCCTTGCCATGCGTCAAGCAGCAGAAAAACAAACCAACAAGGAGAGTGAGATAATGAGAATTTATGCAGCATGTTTAGCCTCTTACAATAGCGGCATTTTACACGGCAGATGGATCGACGTTGCTGGCGAATGGGTTGACGAGATACGCGACCAGATCAGCGCAATGCTTGAGAAGTCACCAGCGCCCGGCGCAGAAGAATATGCGATCCATGACTACGATGACCTGCCAAATTTTGGCGAGCATCCAGACCTGCAAGCAATAGCTGATTATTCTCGCTTGGTAGAAAGCGCAGCAGAAAGCGGTTACAATCAAGACGAGGTTCGCGCCATTGTTGATAATTACAACGGTAACATTGACGATGCAGAGAAAGCGCTCGAAAGCGCCCACGGCGTTTGGGATAGCTGGCGCGATTATGCCGACGAACACGCTGACGAACTGTTAGCATGTGAAAACCAAGAAAGCTTTGCAAGCCGCTACTTCGACTATGAAGCCCACGCCCGCGATCTTGCGCACGACTACACCGTGCTAGACGTCCAGCGCGGCGTTCTCGTTATTGCGAACTTTTAGCATGACCCTTTCCGAGCTTCACCAAATCATCAAAGCCATACGTCTAGCCGATTTGCTTGGCTGTGTGGCGCTATTTGCCGCGCTGTTTGCGGCGCTAATCTTTACGGGAGTATAACAAAATGAGAGAAGGCACTTACTTTATTGATCTAATCGCAGAATATGAGCAACGCGCAGAAGTATTGCGCGGGCTTGACCCAAAGCTTATTCAACGCGCAACCGCTGCCCGTGATGCTTTACGCGAGTTTTTTGAGGAGCTGTACGAGGCAGACCTTGACATAACGCTGTCAAGCGCTCGCAAAATGCTTAGCGCATCTTACCACTTAGCACATTTCGTTGACGAGCTTGACGAAAGCAAAACAGACGCCAGCGTTTATTCACGCATTACAAGAGCTTCTGCTATCATGCAAAACAACCGTGAGTCGATCGCCTTTAATTTCCTCTTTATGTCTGACCTTGATGACCTTAAAGCCGCGCTTGACAGTCTTGACGAGTTCCTTGATTGCGAGGTTAGACCTCACTGGCGCAAAAACGCAGAAGAAGAACGCGCTAACCAAGAGCCACCAAAGAAACGCGGCAGGCCACGCAAAGCCGCCTAACCCCTTGACTAACCCCGCGCCATCCTAAAGTAATCCCCCAGCGCATCCAATGCCAGTCTTACGGCCACGATTCCCCCCTTTGGAGCGTGGCCGTTTTGTTCTGCCCATTCGCTAGGTGCGCTGCCTTGTATGACCACCCATTGCAGAACCCCGGCCAAGTCTCTGCCTACGCTTCGCAGCGCTGCCAGGTATTCGCTAAAAGCTTCGCCTGCGGTTTCACCGCTGCCCGGCCCGCCGTCCACCACATTGCTTTCATAATTTGCCGTGATGCGCTGCGATTGCCCGGCTTTTCGCCATATCGCGTAGAGCCTTTGCCCGGCATCAAATTGCCGCTGGGTGATTTGCTGGCGGCTGAACATTCGGTCGAGCGGCGTTTGCTGTGTTATTCTGAGGCGCTTCTTGCTGCCTAGCTTTTTGCTTGTCCTTTCGTAGGCTATGCCGGGCGTATGTTGCAGCCTTTCAGCCGGGCCAAAATCGCTCTCTCTGGAGCGCTCATTGAGGGGCTTTTTATTCTTCATTGCAGGCCACCCTATCGCCCCCGCTTTCGCGCTCTGTGTGGGGCCTTATATCGGCTCTCAGACCATCCTTTTTAACGCCATCTTCCATCTCGCCCGCAAGCGCTGCATAGCCTGCAACATCAATCCAATTATCGACATGCTTGGCACCTTTGCTTCGGCTGATTTTCAGCAGCACCATAAGCGCGGCGACATCTTTTGCGGTTATGCTTACGCCTAAGTAAGTCGCCCATAGATCAGCTATGCGTTGGTGGCTTTCTTTTGCATCGCCATAAGTCGCAGCTCTGTCTTGAGAGATTAGCCTGCCCGCTGTGCTTAGGATTTCTTCTCGCTTCATTGCACTGCCTCATAGACCCAAAGGGAGCTTTCCCTTCGCGTATCGCTTCGCGCTGTCATGCCAATCTTTCGAGCTTTGCGCTGCCTGATTGGTTTGACCAGAAAGTTTGCGATTTGGTGGCTTGAGTAGCCTAGCCTTGTGGCAAGCTCTACGCTGGTTTGAGCGCCATGCACCCGCAAGCTTGTTAGCACTGCTATTTGATCAATGCTTAGGCTTTCCACTTTATTGCTGTAATCTATATCGCAAGGCAGCGCTGGGCGGCGTCCTGCTTTGACCTGCGCTCTTTCCCACGCCAGCCACGCTTCGCCTATTTCTGCTTCTGTCATTTGCGTTTCCCTTTCTTTATGTTTTGCAATTCAAGCTTTCGGGTGATCAGCATTTGGCGCTGGCTTTCATTCCACCGGGTGAGCTGCGGAGCGTTAAGAATTTTCCTGCGATTGGCTAAGCCTTCTAATTCAGCAAGACAGGTGATTTCTTCCAGCAAAGATTGAAATTCTTTTTCACCAAGTAATGAATAATCTTTCCTTCTTTCCGGGCAGGTCTTGAGGACAGGACAACCCCTGTCTAGAGACAGGGGGTTTGTCCTGACTGACCTTATAGTGACCCGTGTTTGTCCCAGCGCTGTCCTGAGTTTGTCCTGAGCTTTTATAAACCATTGTTTTTGCTTAACTTTCTCAGGACAAAACTCAGGACACGAGGACAAACCCTCAGGACAGCCGGGACAACCCCTTTTTATTTTGTCCTGAGCGTGTCCTGAGGCCATTTTCACGCCACCACCACAGCACCGCCGCGCTGGGCCAAAACACCCTCGTCAATCAGCTTTTTGATGTATCTATTTGCTGTCCTCTGAGAGCATTCCAGCTCCAACCCAACAGCTTCTTTTAGGTCTGCCCGTTGTGCTTCCCCGAACGCATCCACCGTGCTGATCTGGTCAATTATCACCTGCCGAATGTAATCCGGGTCTTTCTTATTGCGTGGTTTGTCTGGCACATACTCCAGCACAAGCGAGCTAGTTTCATCCCCGTTTGGTGTTACTAACTCGACTGGCATTTTGATAAACGCCATTGCTTCGGGTTCTTCTGCGTCCTTCATTTTGGTGCTTTCTATTAGCACCTTGTTGTCTCCCCATGTGCCGACCTTAAACTCAGCGTCCAGCGCACCGTAAAGCACTGAGCTACCCCTAGCTCTGTTTTGATTGCCATGCCCGGTGTGATGCACGATTAGCACTGTGCAGTTATATTGCTGCTTTATGCTGTCTAATGCCTTTATGTATTCCCCGACTCGCTCTGAGCTATTCTCATCGCCAATCATGGTTCTTGCTAATGTATCCAGCACAATGAGCTTTGGCTTGCCGATGCTATCCGCTATACTTTGTAGTTCTTGCTGCAATTCTTCGGCGTCTGTTTCGTCATTCATTATGACTGCTGAGTTAGACTTATAGAACGGCACCTCGTCCAATCTTACATCGTTGACCTTTGACCAAGCTGCGACCCGTCTTGCAAAGCCTGCATGGCCCTCGCCAGCGATGTACAGCACCAGCCCTTGCTCAACTTCCTTGCCGTGCCATGCTTTTCCTGCTGCGATACACATGGCCATATCCAGCACAGCGAATGTTTTGCCTGCGCCGGGCGATCCAAAGCACATGGTTAGCGCCTCTTGCTCAAGCATACCCTCGATAAGCCACGCTGACGGCTTCATCTCTATGTCAGACACATGCGTAAACAGCTTTGCCGGGGTTTTAGCCCCGCGCAGCCCTTGTCTGACCGCTGCTGCACCTAAAGCTGCGTGTATGTCATTCCAGTCTGCCCCTTTTGTGCCGGGCGCTGCGTATGGTTTACCTGTGGCCTTGGCTGCTTTTATGCCCGGCTCGTCATTATCTGCGGCTATAACCAATTCAAGCTTTGGAAAGGCTTCTTGCAGCGCTTCGCACACCTTTGGCAGGTTGCCAGCGTCCAGTGCAAATATAGCTGCGCATTGTTCATCTTCTTGGTGCGCCATGTAAACGCTACAAGCTGTGGCCCAACCCTCGCATATGTACGCTTTTCCGTGCGTTATTTTTCCGCACACGCCAAAGGCACCATCTTTAGCTAGGCCTGTGGAAAAGCGTTTTTGTCCATCCGGGCTTATTCTTTGGTGGCCTACTTTTTCGCGTTGCGCGTTAAACAGAGGCACAACCACTGTATTACCATCCAGCACAGCGCCGTGCAGCTCTACACCTTTTCTTATGTGGTAGGGCGCGTCATCCTCAAACCAATCTTGATTATTAGGCACTTCTCGATCCCTCAGCTGCACAATATTATCTTTGCTGGGCCATAGACCCATGCTGGTTAGTGCTTTTTGTATTTCAGCGAAGTCGTTGCACTGTCGGCAATGCACTTTAACTTCGCTTTGATATTCGCTTATCCAGAAGCGATCCTTGCCGCCGCAATTCGGGCAGGCACCATGCCATTCCCCAACTGCAAGCTTTTTAAGCTCAAGCTGGTTAATGATGGCCTGCCCGTATTGCGACCAGTATGCGACTGGAAAGTCAGGCATTCGTTAAAACGGTATTTCATCATCGAAGCTGTCAGCCGCACTTGTCGCAGCCTTGGCTTCGCTTGCGGTTAAGCCAAATGGATCATCATTTGCTGGGGCAGGGGCGCTGCCATCGCTAAACGGGTCAGCCATGATGCGCTCTTTTAGCTCTACCCATTTGATAGCTTCCGGGCGCAGCGTTACGCCTGACTTGCCTGCGTATTTCCAAGGCCTGACGCCAACCATAGCGTGAACTTTTGATCCGCTTGTAAGCTGAAAATCGTCAGCACAAGGTTGGCCTTTATCGTCAAACTGCTTTGGTTTGCTATTGGCCTCACCGTATGTCTTTTTGGTGAGCTTAACGATGTAGCACCCGCTTTCATCTTTTTTGAAAATATCGTCCAGCCCTTTCGGCGACCATGCTGGCCAATCGGCTTGCGCTTTGCTTTTGAAGGCATCCACCATAACCTTGGCCAGCTCTTTGGCCTGCTCTGGCTGAACAATCAGGTTTACCTCATATTTACCATCCGGGTCGGTGGCCTCTGTTGGCATTGATCTGTTTTGCGCCGGGTCGAACTTATATGGCCTGTCAAGTTTGGGCCAAAGTGCGTCTACGTTTAACAACTTGTGTTGCATTTGTTTTCTCCTGTGGTTTTTAGTTAATCCAGCCAAGCTGGCAGTTGAGCAACGTGAACAGTGGGCCACCCCGTTGCGTAGGTGTTGGTTTGTTCGGCCTCTGTTATTTCTTGCAGGATGCGCTCGACTGCCTCTGAGCAGTGCTTCATTAGCGCATCGCCCACCTCAACTATGCTGGTGGCAAAAGGTGGTTCTTTTTCTACATTTGCGAATAGGAAACGCTTTATATCCACCCCGGCTAGGCTTAGCGTTTTGCAATACCAGGCGGCTTGCAGCCCGTAGCCCAGCCCGTGAATACCTTTGCGCTCAAAATCGTAAGGCTCAGCGCTTTGCGTTGTTTTAAGGTCAACCATAATGCCCTGCTTTTCGAGATACAGATCAGGTCTGGCCTTCATGCAAATGCCGCTTTTATGCAGGGCAAACACGCTTGCCTCGACGATGCCTTGCTTATGGCTGAGCAGTTTATCTATTGCCGGGTTGCGATGCAGGGCTTGCACCATTTGCTCAACCCGCTCGTAATCGCTTTCGGTCAGCGCGGTGCTGCCTAATAGCTCAGCTTCGGCCACAGCGTTTTGCCATGCCGCGCCACGCCTTGTTGCTGGGCCTTTGATTGGCAGCACACCTTCCAGCGCCCAGCTATGTGTGGCTGTGCCTATGTCAAAAGCTGTGCTGGTGCGAAACGGTTTGTCAGCCACAGCATGAGCTGGCGTTAGACTATGCCAAGCTTTTGCAAAGCTGCTGCTAACTGCCGTATGGCCCTCGATCTGCTTGGTAGCGTGATAGTCTTCATTAGTAATGCTGTGATGTATGCCGAATGGGTAGCTCATAGTTGCTTCGCCAAGCTGTTTTCCAGCAATTCGCACAGCGTGATGATTTCCTCGCAGCGTTGGCTTTGGGTAAACCGGGGCGGCGTTTTGCGCAGGTCTTCCTTCATAATTTCGGCTTTGCGGCGTATGCTCATGACATAAACTTGCGGGCGTTCTTCGCTCATTGGCTTCCCCCTTGGTTTGGCTTGTGTGGTGGTTTTGGCGTGAAGTAAGGCGCATAGCTTGACCCATTACTTTGCAGCTTGACGCATTGCTCAGGCAGCTTGTCATAGAGGTCATTCTGGTGGCTGAACGCCACGCAATCGTCAAAGCTGGTGAATGCAGCAAAGGCTATAAAAACGGAGTTACTCATCGCCATCGTCCAGCACATCAAAGTCATCGCCAGAGCCAAAGCAATCTTCGCATTGCACCCATTTTGCTGCGAGATAACCACCGTTTACATAATCTGCGACTGCGTATTCTTTTTCGTAATACCCTTCGCCATCACAGGTAGGACAAATGCTCATGCTAATGCCTCCACCATGTTGATCCGCTCGCCAATCCAGCGCATGACAGGCACAGCCATTGAGTTGCCCATAGCCTTGTAGCGAGGGCCATCTGGACAGCTTTCCGCTGGCTTGTTGCGATACGGGATTTGCGTGTAGTTGTCGGGAAAGCCTTGCAAACGCTCGCACTCGGTTGGCGTTAGGCGGCGTACTTGAAGGTCATTTGCTAATGCAGTTGTGTGCTTTACTGATAAAGCAGGGCTTATATTTTTAGCTGAGGCTGCTTGCGTTCCACTCATTTCAGCGGGAAATGCAATGACATGATTACTTTCTACGCCCTCAGTACCGCGCGGGCCTTTGCCCATGCCAGCAGTAAGCGGGCCAGTGCTTTGCGGCACAAACAGCGGTGCGCCACCATTTATATGCTGATCTTCCAAGCCCTGCTTTTCAGCAAATGCTGCGTTTAGCGTAGAAGCGACCTTAGCGGGCCAAGTCGGTTGCAAATAGCCTGCGCAAGCTTCGTCAGTGCCTAGCCCGCCGCCGCCACCGCTTCCAGAGCGTGTTTTAACTGTTCCGGCAGTTTCTTCCCGCGTTTGTCTGCTCGGCGCAGAATGCCCTGACAGGCTTTCGCGCTCAAATAGAACCGCTGCGGCACGTTTCCAATCTCCAAGGTATCCGACAACGAACACACGCCTGCGTCTTTGGGCCACTCCGAAATACTGAGCGTCAAGCACTCTGTAGGCGAACCCATACCCGAGTTCTGCCAACGCCCCAAGGAAGGTGCCAAAATCCCGTCCTCTGTTGCTAGACAAGACGCCGGGGACGTTCTCCCAAACCAGCCAGTTGGGCTGATAGCGTGCAGAAATGGCAAGATAGGTGAGCATGAGGTTTCCGCGCGGGTCAGCAAGTCCTTTTCGAAGGCCAGCGACTGAGAAGCTTTGGCAAGGGGTTCCCCCCACGAGAAGGTCAATTGGTTCATCAGGCCACTCCTTAAATTGCGTCATGTCGCCGTGATTTGGCGTGTCGGGATAGTGATGCTGCAAAACTGCGCTAGGGAACTTTTCAATTTCGCTAAACCATTTCGGCTCCCAGCCAAGCGAGTGCCAGGCGACAGTTGCAGCTTCCACGCCAGAGCAGACAGAGCCGTACCTCATACGCCTGCCCTCGCTGCCAGTATTTCTCTGCTGAGGTAAAAGCATGTGTCAGCGTTCATGGTGAGCAGCATGTCATCGTGGCCAAGCGTACCGCCCAGCGCAAAGCTGACGTTGTTGGCCCGCATGACTACTCGCCAATCTCGGCGGTCATACTTATACCACAGCACAGGCATGAGCTTTTGTGCATCTGCTGCTTTGCTGACCTGCTCCCACCAGCTTGGCTGATGCGTTACATTCAGCCCGCCATAGGTTTTTACTTCGATGCAAAACGGCCAATCAAAATCGCCATCTGCCAGCAAGTCACCATGATCAGCAGCGCGGTATTGCTCGATGTCGCGCTTGAGGCGAATCCCCATATGCTCAAAGTATTGCTGGCCGACTTGGTATTCGCCTCTGCGACCCTTATCGCGGGCATTAACCATTGGCAGTGGCCCTAGCTAAAGCCTTTTGCAAAATCTCCCAGTCTCGACATTTGACTGCACCTTTGGTGGCCTTTTCGATTTTATAACCAATTATGACTGACGGAATATTATCACCATTCACATATCTGCTTAATGTTGGCTGTGAGACTCCGATCTTATTGGAAAAGTCGGTTTGGCTTATATTTTCATCATGCAAGTATTCGTATAGCTGCACTTTACACACCCCAATATGTTGATTTGCATAATGGTTATGTGAATAAAATATTCGCGTCAAGACTATTTAGAATAAAAATATGCGTAAAGTTATAAGTATCACCTTGACTTCTATTCAGATGCGTATAGTTTAAGCTTGATAAAAGGGAGAATATTATGCAAACTAGACATAGCTTCGCGGTCGGATTTTTCGGAATTTTGGTTTCTAGCTGGTGCAATTCAGCAAGAGGGCCGGGGGCAAGAAATAATGGTTGGTTTGGCCGCAGGGTGAGCAGTTGGTGTGTATCGCCAAGAGGGCCAAGCTACGCTTTAAATATTGAAGCCAGTTATATAAGCCTCGCACGTTATTTTTGGAGTTGGGCGGGGAATAAATCGCCAGGGAAAGTTGGAGAACACTTATGTACACAAAGCTGTACAAAATTAGACGCGAACTAAATGTATCGCAGGAGCAACTAGCGGAGCTAAGCAAGGTTAGCCAAGCTAACATTAGCAAAATCGAGAAGGGCATTATAAAAGCGCCCGCTGCCGATAAGCTGATGAGAATAGCAGAAGCGCTAAATGTAAACGTAGCTGAACTAATGGATGAAGCTACAGAAGTGCAACCAGCATTTCGGTCATTTACGCAAGCGCAAGGCACAGCCGTGTTTATTCCGCTTTATAATGAGAAACAATCAATGGGCCAAACATTCGATAAAGGCGATGGTTTTGTTCTACGTGCAGGTAATGCTGCACAAACGCAGATTAGAAAACCATCCTTTTTAGATTACTCAGGCGAAGCCTATGCCGCCGTGAATTTTGGCTCTGTTATGGAACCAAGGTATTTTTCTGGCGATACACTCTTCGTTGATCCTACACTGGACGCACAGCCAAAAGATGACATTGTGCTAATGTTCCAGCAACAGGATAAAATCGTGGGCATTTTTCGTGAGCTTGTAGAGCTTACCGAAGACAAAGTTATTGCTCAAGATGTGCGCAGCGGTAAGCCTGTGCATTTCAACAAAGCCGATCTATATGCTGTGCATGTGGTTGTCGGCAGTCAAAGAAGCAGGTCGGGGGGCTAACCCCCCACCTCTATCACATAGTCATCCCGCAGCACATCTTCCTGACGCACCACACGGTAATGCTTGTCAGTCACCTTGCTGCCAATCTCATGGCCCATCAAGCGCTGTATATGATCTTTCCTAACGCCCTGCGCTTCCAGCTCATTCTCGTAAAACCTGCGCAATCCATGAAAGCCAAACTTCTGCACACCAGCCCTGTCCACCGCCGGGTATAGCACCCTGTTCAGCACATCCACTGAGCTAAACAATCTGCCATTCTTATTGGTGAACAAAAACGCACCCGTGCTTTGCAATCGCATTTCTGACAGCCTAACCTTGAGCCTAGCATCCACGCGCAGCTTACGGCGGCTTTCTCGCGTCTTAGGCGCACCTATGTTGCCCTTAACTACGCCCGCCTCAATGCTAATCGTATCGCCAGATATATTGCTCCATTCCAAGGCCAAGATTTCGCTAATCCGCATACCAGTGCCAGCGGCCAGCATAACCATAGTTTTCTTCCAGCCTGAGCATTGCGCAATCACACGCTCTACTTCCTCTTTGCTGGGAGTATAACGCGGGTCAGACTTTACAGCCCGAAGCGGGTCTATGTCTCTGCATGGATTGCTGTCGATATACCCGCGCCGCACAAAGAACTTCATCATGCGAGACAAAGTGCCAATCACCGGGTTGACGGTTTGCGGCAGCATGATTTGCCGAAGATCATCTTGCAGGTTGGCTACGTCGATTGGCTCTATGCGATCAATAGGCTGATCACCCAAGGCGGGCAATATGTGCAACTTAATGTGCGACTTAACGCAATCTCGCCGCGCTGGGCGAATCTTGTCGGCATACTTATGGCCTTGCACAAAGTTATGCACCTGTTCATCAAGCAAGGCATGATATTCTGGCGCAAGCCGGGCAAGGGTGAAGTTTCGCTTATCAATGTCCAGCAAGCCACGCCCAACAAGCGGGTTCATCTTTATAGCATAGGCTTGCGGGTCGATAATGTCAGGCGGTACTTGCCGCCTAACGAGGTTGTTGGTCTTTTTGTCTTTCCAGACTAGCTGAAAGCCGCGATCACTGGACTGGTATAGTCTCAGGTTGCTCAGCTTCAAAATCGTTGGCATCGCATATCTCCTCGATGATTTCAGTCTCAAGGGGAAACATGGCTTGCAGATAAGCTTCTTGTATTTCTACATGCTCGCTGTCGGTAAATTTTTTACGCATATCAGCAAGCTTTTGTAGGAGGTTTTCCCCGTGTACTGTGATTTTAATAGTTTTCACTCTCTCAATCCTCAATATTCACATTTAGTCAAATTAGATTGTTTTAGTCAACCTGTGTAACCCAATGTGTAACTATTTTATGCAAACACGCATGGCTTCTTACATAAAAAAAGACGCAAAACGCCTCTTACTCGTTGTTATTACTGGGAAAGTTTTGGGGAAGCCTTTATGCCTATAAAAGAATAAAACATTCTCCTAAGGGGCAGGTTGCAGGTTCGAATCCTGCCGGGGTCACCATTATTTCCAAGTAATAACAGTGTCCTACGTTAATTTTACTTGCTGGGCCTGTCAACAGGTTTTGCACAATTTTTCGTTTGTGTAATTTCAATAAGCAAGAGCTTGCACATCCAAGGTTTGCTGAAAGCTCAGAATCATGTTCTCGAAGGTAAAGTCTTCCGGGTAGAAGGTGAGGTGCTTTCGCTGGCGTAAAAAGCTAGAAGGCTCCAAAATCGCCAAATCAAGATCAAGCGCCACAAAAGCATGATAATCACAGTCAGGCTCACGGCGCTGCAAATAAGTATAAGCACCACGATTTCCCCTAGCTTTTTTTGGCAATGCTGACTTAACTTGTACGCGCTTGATACTTCCATCAGGGTGGCGCACCCAAAGGTCATCTTCGGTCTTATCCACCAGAAAGCTCTCAATGTGAAAGTGCTTGGATAAAATAAACGCTACAAAAAACTCACCAGCGCGGCCCTTGGCGCAGGTGTTGTTAGACAATGCCTTACAAAAGGCTTTGCGCCTGTTCTAGCATTTCATCGTTACGCCGCGTCCAGCCTCGGCCAAACGTTTTGAAATGCCCCAAGCTTTCGTAAAACTTCTGTCTGCTGTCGTGCATCTTTTCTAGCACTTCATGCTCGTCAAAATTAGCCACAGCCTGCAAAGACTTGGGGCCAATCACGCCATCTGCTGTTGCACCAATAATGCGCTGCAAGGCCTGCGCTGGGCGTTTTGGCCCGGAGTTTACGCACCAGTCAAAGCAAAAAACGTCAACGCCCTGCGGAAGCTGGTCACACTTAATGCGATTCCAGTATTTCTTCTTGTAAAGCGGCGCAACATCGCTGGGCTTTAAGTCACGCATTTCGCTTTCTGTAACGTCACGCCCAAGCCACTGCTCGTAAACCTTTTTGGTAACGCCCAGGTTGGTCATACCGCCGGGGTCTTGAGGGTGATTAACAAAGCCACCTTCGTGGACAAGCAGCCATTCTAAGGCTTGATCAAAGTTATTTTTCATTTCGCTTTATCTCCACATAAAGACGCCAACAGTTGACGATGGTGTTCAAACTTACAGCGCTGAACAGGGCTACCCATTGCCAAAGTTCCATTATTTTTTCCCGAAGAATTGCTTGCCGCCACGAATGCCAACAGCAGCCGTGCAGACAGTAAACACCAGCCAAGTGTACCACTCAGGCAGCTCAGCCAAACGATCAAAGCCGTTTTTCACCGTGTCTTCCATGCCCGGCACAAAGCAAAGTATTACTGGCACCAGAACGGCAAAAGTCACCACTTCGTCCTTAATGCTGGACTGCGTACCCTGAGCCATAATGCGTTCCCAATCGGCTACGCTTGTCTTTTCACTCAGCATGATTTTGGCCTTGGCTTCGGCCTCAGTCAGCTTGAGCTTTGCATCTGCTGCTTGCTTGGTGGTTTTGGCATCCAGCCATGACCCCGCAAGCTGTGTGATTTGCCCCAGCAATGCTTGTATCATTTGTTGCCCCGATCAGTCTTAGCTTCCTTGTTCATCCAAATGCCAAAACAACCAGTCAAAGCGCCCATACACACGCTTACAAGGCCAGCTTGACCGTTTGTCGGGTCGGGCAAACCCATGTACCAATGCACAGATTGATAGGTCAAAATCGTGACCACCAGCATCATAAGCCGGGGGAATATCTTGTAGTCATCAATGATGGTGCTTGCCATGCTAAATCTCCTTGTCGATCACCAAGCCTTGCGGAAGCTTGCTCGGTAAAATCTGGCCATTGCTGGTGTAAGTCGCAGCGCGTTGCTTTTCTTGTATTTCCCGAAGATCAGCCTCACGCAGATGCGTCAGGCGATGCT